GAAATATTTTATATTAATCAAGATGGAACTACTAATATACCTGATAGAGTAATACCAGTTGAAGTTAAAGAGGCTAAAACTGTTGAGCACTTATCAATGGAAGCAATAGCTAGTATTGTTATAGAATTTATGCATGAGGATAGTCCTCATTTAAGAAAATATAAAGACTTATGTGCTAAGTGGAGGAATCGTGATTACATAGTTTTCAAAAGAATATTTTGTATGTTTGCTAGACAAGCGGGGAATACTGTTACATCAATAGGTAAGTTCTTAGATAATGATCATTCTAGTGTTATTCACCAGCTTAGACAAGCTAATATACATATTGATGCTAGTGATAATTTTTTCATTACTAGGTACCAACTAGTTAAAAATAAGATAGATAATGTGGCAAATATTTCAGAAGATTCTAACCAATAAACTCACACCCAACCAATGCTTAGTTCTTTATGGTATACATAAGAAGATAGCGGTTAATGTTGGAGGTGATGAAGATCTTGATTATTTGCTTAATGAAGAGTTTATCGTAGATGGTAAACTTACAGCTAAGTCTAAGAAGATCATTATAGAAATTGATAACTACTTTGTTAAGTCTAAGAAGAAAACAGATATCCAACTAATGGGTAAGGACTATGCAAACAATATCAAACTTTACAGAGAGATATTCCCTGCAAAGAAGTTACCCAGTGGTAAGCCAGCAAGAAACAATATTAAAATTCTTGGTGAATCTTTCCGTTGGTTTTTTGAAACGTTTGATCACACATGGGATACAGTCATAAAAGCAACACGTATGTATGTGAACGAGTACAGAGACAATGGTTATTTATACATGCAGACAAGTCAGTACTTTGTCTGTAAACAGGATAAACATAAAGTCAAACACTCTTCACTAGCAGACTATTGTGATATGATTGTTGATGGTGTGAGCACAGAAGACGATCACTTTACAGAAAAGGTAGTATGAAATCAGATAGCAAAAGTGCAGTCATTGCTTTTTGTAATGACTTAATCAGAGAACACAGAGGTGAAGGTGGTATTGAAGAAGGTCTTATTGGATACAAGTATCCTAAAGACATAGCAATCCGCGCAGCTCTTATAACTTGTCAAAGACTAATAGAAGTTACAGGCAAGCCTTTCTACTATCGTGCAGTTGATTATTTAAATGGATTAAATGAGTAAGATAGTAAAGGCTTGGGATGGACAGTATACTGCTTTTAACGAAGCACTAAAGTATATGCATAATAGACAACAGGGCAAGGAGAAGTCAGTACTTACACCTTGGCCCAAGTTTAATGATGCAGCTACTGATGGTTTAGAATGGAATACTCTAACAGTTATTGGTGGAAGACCGGGGTCAGGTAAGACTCTAATCAAAGACCAGATTATAAGAGAATCATTTGTTCTAAATCCCACGGATGACTTCCGTGTGTTAGAGTTTCAATTCGAGATGGTTGGTAGAACCTCAGCTATTAGAGAGTTTAGTTCCTTAACAGGTAAGACCTATAAAGAACTATGCTCAGCAGGATCTACTTTGACAGCAGATGTATTAAACACTTGTCACCAATATGCTAAGGAACGTGTCAAGTATCCCGTTGATATAATCTCAACACCGATGACAGTAAACCAAATGCGGGAGCAGGTTGACATGTATATGGAAGAACACAAGGGTAAACAAACTATTATTACCCTTGACCATTCCATCCTCGTAAAGAGAGCACCCTACCAGAATAACAGACTTGATATGTTATTTGAATTGGGTGAGTTCTTTACACAGTGTAAGCGTGACTACCCGTGTTTATTCATCTGTCTGTCTCAGTTGAATCGTAATATTGATAACCCGGATAGAGCTGTTGATGGTAAGTACGGTAACTATATTCTTGAATCGGATATCTTTGGATCAGATGCTATGCTTCAACATGCAGATACATTGATTGGTATCAATCGTCCTGCTAAACAGAAGATTAGGTACTATGGTCCTGATAGATATATAATTGAGAATGATCGTACTCTAGTTCTTCATTTTCTTAAAGCTCGTAATGGTGATGCTCGTATGAGTTTCTTCAAAGCTAAGTTTGAGAATATGGAGATTGAAGAGATGGCTACTCCTGGAACACAAGAAAGAAGATGACAGATGCATTTAGTAAGAAGATTAAAATAAAAAATGATAGGAAAGGTTTATTAGTATTATTCAATAGGAAGACTGAAGAGGATGATAAGTTTATTAAAGTACAAGATGGCATTGGTGTAGACCTGTGGGTTAAGAAGTCTTGGATATATAAACATCATCTTCGTAGGGATCAATATGCTGTTATACTAGACCTGACAGCAGAAGAACAATTCAATGCTCATTATCAAGAAGAAACAAAGAAGTTCTTTGATAAGAAAGCAGAGAAGAGTGGTAATTCAATAAGTATAAATAAACTAACACGTGGTAAAATAAATGGTAAGAATATGACACCTGAAGAAAGAAAATATAAAGTAAGAGAGTTACGGGTTGAGCACAAAGGTTATTTTGATAGTCTTGATGATGACTTTCTCTATATACCTAAGATGGCATACAGACCTAAAGGTAAAGATGATATGCATGTATCCTTCTTCCCAAGTGAATTGGAGAAGGGTAAAGATATCTATACTGAGTTTGTAAGTTATGAGTATGACTCAGAAGATCCAAAGAGAACTTTGTATCTGTTGGAGTATGATCAGGATTGGAAAGACATCTATGAGATAAATGAAAGCAGTTCGGGATATAAGAGACATCTTGTACCTGTATCTAAGCTAAAAATTATCAATGATGTTACCTCTCGTAACAAAGAAATCATTACCTTTGATACTCCTCTAGAGAATCCTGATGATAGTCAAAAGGATTTGTTTAAAGCATTGGGTACAATAGCTAAACAACTAGATAGGATAGCAACAATTTTAGATAAAAAATTAAACTAATGGCACAAAGTGTATTAATTATTGCAGACTCTGGCACTGGCAAGTCCACTGCTATCAGAAATCTCAACCCTGAAGAAACCTTCATTATAAATATTGCTAATAAACCTCTACCGTTTAAAGGTTGGAAGTCTAAGTACACCTTGGTATCTAAGGATAATCCAAAGGGTAACATGACTAATGCCTCCAGCAGTACTGGTATATTAAAAGCAATAAATTATGTGAATGAAAAGATGCCACATATCAAGAACTTGGTTATTGATGACTGGCAGTATATGTCTAGCTTTGAATATTTTGATAGAGCATTAGAGAAAGGTTATGATAAGTTTACTCAGATTGCTGCGAATCTTGCACAGGTTGCTAAGACCCCAAAAGATTTGAGAGATGACTTATATGTTTTCTTTATGACTCATTCAGAAGATTCAACAGATGTTAATGGTCACCGTAGGGTGAAAGCCAAGACTATTGGCAAAATGATAGACAATACTCTCACACTTGAGGGGTTGTTCTCTATAGTACTATTTGGAAAGATAGTAAAGAAAGATGATGGTACTTTGAAATATGGTTTTGAAACCGTGAACAATGGAGAGAATACTTGTAAGTCTCCAATGGGAATGTTTGAAGAGCCTTTTATTCCAAATGACCTTCAGTTAGTTAAGGACAAAATTTATAATTACGAAAATTAAAACTATGTTAAGTACAAAAGATATGTCAGCAGGAGGTGGAAGAATCAGTCCCCTTATGAACCCAGGTAACGTTACATTTAAAGTTAATGATGTAACTCTACAACAGACACCTTATGATAAGGATGCCTATAATATCTATCTACATATAGAGAGCAAGCCAATTGGAGGTGACTTCCAGGGTTTTCTAAGAGATAGAAATAATGAGGCTCTTGGACGTTATGAGGGTCAGGTAGGAAGAGTTAGAGCTAGTCAGTATCCTTTTAAAGATACTACATTACCTAGTGGAAGAGATATTTCCCGTGATCAGGAGATTCTTAAGACAATGATCTTTCTTGCCTCAGCATTTGGTGTAAGAGAGGAACTTGATATGATTGAGGCAGATACTATTGAAGACTTTGTTTCTTCAGCTGGTCCTATTATATGCACAGGTTCATTTGTTAATGCATGTTTAGGCTCTAGGGAATGGGAGAACAATGAAGGTTATATCAACAATGATTTGTATCTACCAAGAGTTTCTAAGGATGGTGTTCCAATAGAGCAGGAAGGTGTAGAGAACTCTAGACTATTAACATTTGACCGTGAGACACATGTCCGGCCAGTTGTTAAGAAAGAGTCTACAGAAACCTCTAAGTTTGAACCAACTAAGAGTTCAGTTGGAGATGACTTTGATCTCTAATAATTAGAAAGGGGGAGTGAAAGCTCCCCTTTTTTTATAACTTAGTTAGATGTTCAGTACTAGAAATCTAGTTGACACTCACAATGATGTACCCAGCTATTGGGTATTTCAATACTATCTTAATCTACCTGAAGTACTAACCGGTCAAGCTGTAAAAATTAAATCTATATTCAATGCCAATGAGCGCACACCAAGTATGTGCATCTATGTAGATAGCTCAAGGAATGAATATATGTTTAAAGACTTTTCTACTGGGACCTATGGTAGCAAGATTGATCTTGTTAAGACTATATTCTCTATAGATTATGGTCTAGCTGTAAGTAAAATACTAGAT